ACCTTGATCAAGGCGCCGAACTCGTCAGCCAGGGGTCTGAGCGCCACCTCCATATCGTGACAAAGGTGGCAGTAGCCACGACTCATCAGGGTCAGCTCAATTGGCGCCATTCAGACCATTGATGTGATCGGCAGATCGATTGTGCCAGCGGTGAATGCAGATAGTTGCCATGCGTCAATCCCCTTTTATTCCCTTTCTGAGAGGTAGCAAGTAAACATTGTGCGCGTGCGTACGCGCATCACGTGCACGAGGCGCTAATCATAGATTTTTTTGGTCTTCGGAAAAAGGTAATAAATGTAATCGGTAAAAGAAAATCTTCACAGAACAAGTACTGAAGGCGATCTTACTGAACATAACAAAGGTGATTTATTTGTAATTAATAGGTGATGAAGTTACCTTTTTTAAAGTAATAACAGTATTTTTTAAACATCAATATATTCAATGACTTAAAAAACTATTACCTTTCTAGTTACCTCTTATTACATTTCGAATGTAATTAAAATATCTATTTGAATTCAAATAGTTAAATAGATATTCTCAAAGAACATTACATGATTACCTTTTTCCGAAGTCGGAACCTGTATTCGGCTAATAAATGCGCCTGTAGATGGGTGTTGTATCTATGTGCATGGCCACGGCGCAAGGATTCGCGTCGTTTTCAATCGCCATCAACCTACGCTCCGCGCCGCCAGCGGTGAAGATCATTCGTTTTTGCATGATGCACACTTCGTGCCCTACAAAGCGGGTAGGCGGGGCGGGGTCCCGTCCGCGCGCTGAAGGTGGTTTTGGGGTCCGGTTGCCTATTTTTTAGGCAGATTCCTTACAAATTGACTATTTTTTAGGCGACCCATCAAGAATGCAGAACGGTTAATGACACCGCGTTAGAATCTTTCCTTTTGAATTAGGGGGATTTCTCATGGGGCAACCGGCAAGCATGAGTACGAAGATTGGCCTGGGTATGTTTGCAATCATCATTGCCATCGCTGTTTCAACGTGCGGTGAAAGCGATATCGATAAAAAGAAAAAGGCCGAGGTGTTCGATGCTCTTCCTTTTGATCAACAGGTGAAGTCGCTATCGTCAAACATCACCGCCGTCGATTCGGTAGTCAAAGGAGATACCTTGATGATTACCTTCTTCAAGCCGTCGATCTGGAATGGGAAGAACTGGACGTGGAACTTCCTTGAGACTGCCTTAAAGGTTCTCTCCCGGATTGGAGATCTGAGTCATGGCGAGCCCTATAAGCGGGTGACGTTCATGGCCCAGATCCCAACGCGAAATAACCTTGGTCAGGAAAGCCAGCAGCTGGCCATGAAGGTGACCTACAACATGGGGAAGATGTCGGGCGCCAAGTGGGACAAAATGACGTCGTTCGATATTGCCGAACTGGCCGATGAAATAGAGTTCAGACGACTAGGAACAGAGGCTGTCATTGAGTATTGCAAGGATGACGACCACATCAAATACACGCCTCTTTTCTGCAAACGTGCCCTCATCAGTGCCATGAATCCGTAGACCAAAAAAAGCCGCCCATGCAAGGCGGCTTGTCTTAGCTGCAGTCCGGTCAGAAGTTACGAATTATCAGCTCCTGGCGATCCCCACCCCGCCCGCTGCCGCCGACGGTGTAGTTGATGCCGACCGTCGATATCGTCATCCCTTTGAAGGCCTCCCGCATTTCCGGGATGTCGTTGACCGAGATGACCATCTTCCCCTGTATCGATCGCGCCAGCTCAGCCATGCGGTCGTATTTATCAAGGCCAAAGCCGACCCCATAACCTTCCGTTCCCCAGTAAGGCGGGTCGCAGTAGAACAGCGTGTGCGGTCGGTCGTAGCGCCGGATGCACTCATCCCATGGCAGATGCTCGATGTAGGTCCTGTGCAGGCGAAGGTGGGCCGCCGACATGTCCTCTTCAAGGCGTAACAGGTTAATCCTGGGCGGCGCCGTCGTTGCCGTCCCGAAGGTACGGCCATCGACCTTTCCGCCGAATCCCAGCTTCTGCAGGTAATAAAACCGGGCCGCCCGCTGGATATCGGTCAATGGTTCGACAGGCGTCGCCTTCAGCCAGTCATACATTTGCCGGCTTGACAGCGAAAACTTGAACTGCCGGATGAACTCCTCCAGATGGTTTTTCACCACCCGATAGAGCGATACCAGATCCCCGTTGATATCGTTCAACACCTCGACATCGACCGGCGGCTTCATGAAATACAGCGCCGCAGCGCCGCAGAACGGTTCCACATAGCACGAATGATCCGGAAAAATCGGCAGCAAATGCTTTGCAAGCCGGCGCTTCCCGCCGATCCATGGAACAAGGGGACTAACTTTTGTCATATTTCAACTGCTTCCATTGAATGGTAGCCTTCGCCCCGCCGTGTGCACGGTGCGGTGCCTTGGCTGAAAGCAGCTCACTCTGCTGGAGGTGGCCTGGTCGAGTGTTGACGCACCCGGCCAGGTCGCACCGTCTTTCCTATGGCGCCACCACCGCCTTCGCCAGCTCATACGGCTTGAAGCTGATCACCTCTTCGCCGATCCACTCGTTGAGCTCCATCATTCGCCCCTGGTAGTAGCCGATCTCGTTGGCGTTGAACACCGAAGCCGCCTTCTCGGCGTCGCCGAAGCCGCCGGTATTGTTCGGCACGATGCCCATCAGCTGGGGCGGCACGCGGTGCATGGCGAGCTGGTCATCGCGGGTGATGTTCTTGATGCCGGCAAACTCATCCTTGGCCGCCACCTCGCTGACCGGAATCAACTGGATCCCATCCTTCTTGCCGTTGGGAGAATAGACAAACAAGTTGCGGAAATTGCCCGGCCCCTTCGAATCCTTCAGCGCCTGGCGCAGGTTATCGACGTCGGACAGCTCCTGGGCCGGGTCGGTCATGTACAAAATGAAGCCGGCGTGCGAACCGTTCTTGTAATACTTCCGTCTGAACAACGTCGCCGACTCATTAAGCCAGGCCGAATGCAGCGCCGGAATGTACTCCGGCAGCCCATAAATCTCCTGATTCACATCCGGCTCCAGCAAGTGGAACACCTTGCCGACCGGGAACTGGTGCTCCTCGTTGAATCTCGGCACAAACCAGTACTGGTTCAGATCCAGCCCGCGCCGGGTGTACTTCGCCTTGGCCGGAATCAAGCGCATCGCCTGGCGCAGCATCGAATCCCGCCGCTCCAGATAGGCATTGCCGAAGACGATGAACTCATGACAGAAAATCGCGAAATCCGTTCGCGACAACAGCCGGTGCGGTATGAAGCAACTCACCAGAATGTTCCGCTTGACCAGCATCGCCGAGGCATGATGCACCGCCGACCGGCTCGACCGCGCCAGCCCGTCCATGGAAACCGGCGGCTCGTACCACTTGCCATTATTCGGGCATTCCAGATAGTCAATAAAATCCCGGCGATCCAACACCGCCTCCGGGTCGCCAAAAGCGAAGGCCTCAATCCGTCCGCTCGCTGCTGTCGGCTTCTCGCCCGTCAAATCATTGCTCATCCAATTATCTCCATCGAAGATTGATTACTGCCCGTCCGACCCTCAAGCGGCTCGTTGGCCAGCGCATGCATCGCCGCCCAGGCCAGATCGGCGTGGCTCGTTTCCTCGCTGCGCCCGGCCTCGAACGTAATCTGCCGGCCGCTCTGCGTAGTCGTCTTCTTGATCGCCATAAAAGCCGCCGCCATGTCCGTCCAGCCGGCGTCGAACTCCAGCCGGCCCTTATTGATCACATCCATCGCCTTCAAAACCAGCCGCATCTTCACATCCGGCGTGTACTGGAAGCCCTTCACCGCCGGGAAAAACTGCTTGACCAGCTGATACACCGCCGAGCCCAGACCGGTCATGTCGATGCCGATGTAGGTCACGTGGTAGCACTCGGTCACCTTCTTGATCCGCGCCGCCTGCTCCTCGTAATCCATGCCCTTGAACTGCACGCGATCGAGTATCCGGAACTTGCCGCCCGCCACGGCCGGCGGCGCCATCACCACCAGCGCCGCGTTATCGCCCGTGCTGGAAGGGTCATAGCCCACCCACACCTCGCGCCAACCCAGCGGCCGCGCCGCAAACGGCTTGAAGTCATCCCACAGCGTCCACGAATCCACCATGCAGCGCTGCATCGCCGCCAGCGGGAAAATGCTCTGCCCGTCGTCGATGAACTCGCACATCAGCAAATTCAAGAACTCGTCCGCCGAATACTCCTGCCGCAGCTGCTCGATATCGAACAAATCGCAGCCACCTGCCAGCGCATCAAGCACCGTCACCATCTGCCGCCACTGGCCATCCTCGCAAGCCCGGCCATCCTTCAGCGCGCCATGCGAGACATCCAGCTTGATCTTGTCGGCCGCCGCCCGGCCGCGGTTGAACAGCTCACCCGTCCAGAACGGGTAGGCCTCATGCGACACCGCCGACGGCGTCGAAAAGTAGGTCAGGCGCCAATGCTTGTGCATCGCCATGCCCGACGCCACCTTGCGGAACTCCTGGAATTTCGGAATCCAGAAATACTCGTCCATATACACGTTGCCGTGATACGACTGCGCCGTCCGGCTATTAGTCCCGAGAAAATACAGCGTCGCCCCGTTCGGCAACACAATCGGGTCGCCCTGCAGCTCAACGTCGGCCACATCGGCCGCAAACTGCTTGATATACCCCTTGAAGACATGCGCCTGCGCCTTCGAGGCCGACAGGAAAATCTGGTTGCGCCCCGTCTCCAGCGCATCGACCAGGCCTTCCCGTGCGAAATACCACGTCGCCCCGATCTGCCGGCTCTTCAGCAGATCGCGCACGCGATTCACCAGCCCGGACCGGTACCACTTCATCTGGTACGGGAACAAGGACTTCATGAAGGCCGCAACCAGCTCCTCCTGCTGCGCCTCGCTCACCGCATTGCGCGCTGGCTGCTTGCGCGTCCCGGCCCGCGTCTTCGCGTTGCGGTTCTCCACCTCCGGATTCAAGTCCGCCTCGTTGCCGCCGCCCTTCGAATATTTCTTGACCCGAGCCAGGCGCTCCATCTGCCGGCCCAGCAAGTCGATTTCCTTGTAATCCTTCGGCTCCTTCTCGACTTTCGATACCAGCTGAATCAAGCGCGCCTCGACGCTTGACTCAACCCGCTCAACCGGGTCGAATGAGTCCCACGCGTCGCGCCGCTTCCAGCTATGGATCGTCGATGGCTGTTGCCCGAGGTGCTCCGCAATGCGGATCACCCGCCAGCCCTGCCAATACAGCTCGCGTGCCCGCCGTCGTGGATCGATATCCGGCGACAGGGCAGCAAGGGCAGCAGGGGCTAAAGGAGCGTTCATGGGAGCCGAGGCTACCCGCGCGCGTAGCCTCTACCGAACAAAGCCGGGAGTAGCCCGCCCGCTTACACCCGCAAGCCTTTGCCCCACGCAAACGGCCGCCCCAAACTGGCCCGGTCAAATCGCCAATCACCATCGATTAACCGCCGGAGCCAGACACCATGCCTATTTCCAAGCCTTTCGCCATCGCCACCGAAGGCGCCACCACCGACGGCCGCGTCATCACCGCCGACTGGATCAAGCAGATGGCCGAAACCTACGACCCGAAGTCCTACACGGCTCTCGGCAATCTCGAACACTACCTGTCGGTCATCCCGGACAGCATCTTCAACGCCTACGGCAAGGTCATCTCGCTGAGCACCCGCGTCGGCGAAGTCCTCGGTGAAAAGAAGCTGCAGCTCATGGCCGTATTCGACGCCAATGCCGCCATCGTCGCCCTGCAAAAAGCCGGTCAGAAAATGTTCACCTCGATCGAAGTCAACCCGGACTTCGCCAAGAGCGGCAAGGCCTACCTGCAAGGCCTCGCCTTCACCAACAATCCGGCCAGCCTGGGCACCGAAGTCATGAGCTTCGCCGCCGGCGCCAAGGAAAACCCCTTCGCCGCCCGCAAGCACGAAGCCGGCAACCTCTTCACCGTCGCCGAAGAAGTCACCCTTGAATGGGAAACTGAAAAATCTTCTGGCGACACCCTGTTCACCAAGGTCAAGGACCTGCTCGGGATGGGCAAGAAAGAAACCGACGCCAACTTCGCCGACGTCAGCAAGGCCGTCGAAATCATCGCCCAGTCGCAGAAGGATCTGATCGACCGCGTCGCCAGCATCGACAAATTCGACACGAAGGAACAGGACACCAAGACGGCCGATTCCATCAAGACCCTGCGCGAATCGCTGGAAAAAGTAACCGCCGACTTCGCCGACCTCAAGAAAACCCTCGGCCATACCGACGCCGACCCCAAGAACCGCAGCGCCGCTGCCGGCGGTGACGGCCTCATCAAGACCGACTGCTGATCTCGAACAGATAACCGACCAGCCAACCGACCAGCCAACCGACCAGCCAACCGACACCGCAACCAACGGAGCACACCATGCGTAACGAAACCCGCCTTGTCTACAATGCCTTCACCCAGGCCATCGCCGAACTTAACGGCGTCCCCTCGGCCACCGAGAAATTCACGGTCACCCCGAGCATTCAGCAAAAGCTCGAAAACCGCATCCAGGAATCTAGCCAGTTCCTGAACACGGTCAACAACTACGGCGTCATCGAACAATCCGGTGAAAAGATCGGCCTCGGCATCGGCAGCACCGTCGCCAGCACCACCGACACGGCGACGCAGGACCGCGTCCCGACCGACCCGACGGTGCTCGATAACCAGGGCTACCTGTGTACCCAGACCAACTTCGATACCGCCATCAAGTATTCGAAGCTCGACTCCTGGTCCAAGTTCGCCGACTTCCAGACCCGCATCCGCGACCAGATCCTGCGCCGCCAGGCCCTCGATATCATCACCATCGGCTTCAACGGTATCAGCCGAGCCGCCACCAGCAACCGCACTACCAACCCGCTGTTGCAGGACGTCAATATCGGCTGGCTGCAAAAAATGCGCCTCAATGCCGCTGCCCGTGTCATGACCCAGATCGGCGCCACCGGCAAGATCCAGATCGGCGACACCATCGACATCGCCCACGGCTACCGCAACATGGACGCCCTGGTCTTTGACATGGTCAACAACCTGCTCGACCCGTGGCACCGCGAAGACACCCAGCTCGTCGCCATCCTCGGCCGCGATCTGTTCGCCGACAAGTATTTCCCGCTGATCAACAAGGTGCAGGACAACACGCAGAAGATCGCCGCCGACCTCATCGTCAGCCAGAGCCGTGTTGGCGGCCTTCAAGCCGTCCGCGCCCCGAACTTCCCGGCCAACAAGATCATGGTCACGCGCCTCGACAACCTCTCCCGCTACTACCAGGAAGGTGGCCGTCGCCGCACCATCATCGACAACGCCAAGCGCGACCAGATCGAAAACTACGAGTCCTCGAACGACGCCTACGTCATCGAAGACTACGGCCTGTGCTGCCTGGCTGAAAACCTCGAAATCGTCTGATCGTCGCAGCACCACGGGCGGCCATCACCGGCCGCCCGGTTATCAAGGAGACCCCCATGCGCCACAGCCCCGCCCGCGCCCACTACGAACGCACCCTGGCCGCCGCCCAGCCGGCCGACGCCGATGCCCAGGCCTTCGACCCGGTCGTCGCCAATGCCTACGAGCTCATGCTCGCCAAACTCGCCGAAGACAAGCGCCGCCTCAAGGACGTCAAATCCATGGAGCGCAAGGCCGAAGTAAAAGCCCAGCTGCTGCCCGAATACCTGCCCTGGATCACCGGCGTCCTCGCCGCCGAAGCCGGCCGCCAGGACGACGTCCTGATGACCGTCTTCGTCTGGGCCATCGACATCGGCAACTTCGAACTCGCCCTGCAGATCGGCGCCTACGCCATCCGCTACAAGCTGACCATGCCCGACCAGTACAAGCGCGACGTCCCCTGCGTCCTGGCCGAAGAAATCGCCGACTACGCCCTCAAGGCCTCCGATGAAGCGCGCGGTGCCCTGCTCGCCAGCCTGCAAACCGCCATCGACCTGACCAGCGGCTGCGACATGCCCGACGAAGTTCGCGCCAAGCTCCATAAAGCCCTGGGCTACGCCGAGCGCACGGCCGGAAAGCTGTTCGCTGCCCATGAATCACTGACCCGCGCCCTTGAGCTGGACCAGCGCGTCGGCGTCAAGAAAGACATCGAGCGCCTCGACGTGCTCATCAAGAACTCGCCCGCCACGGAAACTGCCGAAAAGTCGGCCGAATCCGTCGCCGGCTGAAACCGAGCGGACCCCGCACCCGGGCGGCTCGGGTGGCCCCGATGCTTCCTCCTTGACATCGGCCAGCCACCCGACCACCGCCCACCCGACCAGGAACGAAGACCATGGCCTCGACCCAGACCCCCTCCAGAAAAAAAGCCAAAGACGCCAAACTCAACGAGCTGACCGCCCCGCCTGAATCTTCTACTTTTGGGAACGATGGGGAGCTTTTGCGAATTCGTAAGACTCTCAACGGGGGTCTTCAAAATTCAATCAAAGGAAAATTAGTAGATTCACCACGCCTGCTAGGACGAAACATAGTCTGTATCGGAGATTCGATTACGGAGTTGAATGGTTTTTTCGGGTATTCCGTTTCTTTTTCCGGTGCTCCGGCCTGCGTTAAGGCATGTTCCGCATCAGTAGATACGCCTGTGGGTGCTGGTACGCTGACATTTGACGGCTCAAAATACATGGCGTGGAATGCCAACGGTGAAACCCCCGGAAATTCAGTCGATGTTTCTACGGGCGGTATTTTCAGGCTGTATTCTTCGGGCGGATCAAATATAAGTATCGAGATTACAGCTGGTCTATTTGCTGGTAATTTCTCGTCATCAGGTACACGCGGCGTAAATTTTTACTGGCAGAGACAGCAAGGTGCCTGGATGTATGTAGCCGATGCGTATACGGGGCACCGACTACAATGGATTAATCTTGGCATCGGCGGAAATACATCGCTCGATATAGCTATACGGTATCAACAAGCTATGGCCAGCAACCCCGTTGGCATTGTCGATTTCTACGGCACGAATGATCTTGTTGCAGCCGGTCGAACTCCAGAAGCCTATATCGCAACTCGCACGGCGAATTGGGAGGAACCAATATCGCTAGGGATCCCTGTTTTCGCATTCTTGCTGACTCCGCGCAATGACCCGAATTTCACCTCGCTATCTGCAGCCCAACAAAAAGCATTCGTTCGCGCCAACAAATTGATTGTCGATTCCGCTCGCGCACGCCCCGGTGTTTATATAGTCGATGGGTTCAGCGGAATAGTTGATCCTGCTAGTGCAACAGGTGCGCCGAAAACAAATTTTATGAGCGATGGTCTGCATTTTGGCCCTGATGCCGGATATTCCCAAGGTCGAAAACTAGCCAGCATTATCAACTCTCTTTTCCCCGCTGAAGCTATGAGCACTCCTCCTATGGTGGGCGCCCTCGCTTTGTACGATGCTGTGAACAATCCAGGCGGAAACTTGATACCGAGTGGCCACGGATCGTTTATTGGTACCGGGGGTTCCGGTACGAATGTGACGGGTCCAATACCGGCTGGCTGGACATGGGCCAGAAATAGTGGCGCAGCAGCTACTGCAGTAGCTTCCGTCATCCCGGCTACCGATGGCGGGGCTGACTGGTGGGCTCTTACCATTTCTGGCGCCACAGCTCAGGGCGAGCAATTCTGGGGATACCCTGACTATTTGAATGTCTCAAATATTCAAACGGGCGATATTGTCGAAACGGTCTGTGAATTTGAGGTAATCGGAGGCGGGTGTTACTCGGTAAGACTAGACCTTCTAGGCGATGGATCAATGACAAGCGTTAGTGGCCTGTCTGCGCTCCAGTTGTCGAACATCGCTAAAGGCATTACAGGACAGTTTGTTCTTGCTAATGAGCCATGTAAGTGGCTTTCTACCGGAGTAACGGCAGCATTACCGCGCCTCTACGTGCAATCGAATATAGGCGGGAACTTCGTGGTCAAGATGCGAAACCTTATTGTTCACAAAGTCTAATCCCTGCGAACCATAACCCGTTCCTATCAGAACGCTCAAAGAAAACCCCGCTCCGGCGGGTTTTTCATGTCCGGGAGTATCCCTGCGCCATACATCCGGCCCCGCTTCCCCGCGCGCGCATGGCATAGCACCATGGCCTGCATCAAAGCACCCGAGTCGATTCCTCCATGTCCATGATCATTCCAGTCCCCGCCAGCCAGACGCCTGAAGCACCCGTCGTCATCGGCAGTTTCTGGACTGACATCGATCCCGGCTATATCCGCGAAACCCAGCGCATCGACAACACCATCACCGCCCCGCGCCTGCGCGCCACCCTGATCGAAGCCGCAGCGGTCGTCATCGCCGCCCTGGCCGAATGGAAAACTACCCAGATCACCGCTGGATTCACTTCCCTGCCATCGGTACCGGCCGATGAAATCGACGGCATCAGCATCAATGTCCATCGCTATAACCGGGCCATCGGCTGTCTGGCCAAAGCGCTCCTCCTCGAACGCTATCGCGACTTCGACAGCACCGCCAAGGGCGACAAGAAAGCCGATCAGCTCACCGATCCCATCGAAGACTGCCGGCGCGACAGCCTCCATGCCATTGCCGATATCGTCGGCCGTCCCCGCCTCACCATCGAGCTCATCTGATGCAAGTGCGCGCCCATCAGGGAGATAGCCTCGACAGCCTGTGCTACCGCCATCTGGGCAGCAGCGCGTATGTCGAATCGGCGCTCGACCTCAATCCCGGCCTTGCCGCGCTCGGCCCCATCCTGCCCAACGGCCAGCTCGTCACCTTGCCCGAAGAATCCGCCAATGCACCGGCCAGCAGCAAAATCCTCCAACTCTGGGACTAATGCAATGTCCGAACCCGCAACCCCTCTCTTCGCCACCGGCGGCCTTACCCTCTTCGGCCTGGCTACCGGTCTTCACCCCATGCTGCTCGTCGCCGGCTTCGTCGGCTGCTGGTGGTACAACAGTTATCTGGATCAAATGACCCTTGGCCAGCGTATCGCCTCCGGCTTCATTGCCGCCCTCGTCTCCAGCTGGCTGACCCCGCCCATCGTCACCTGGCTGACTGGCCTTGCCTGGTGGCCAACCACCGTCCCGGCCCTGACCGCCGGATTCCCCGCCGCGCTGGCCATCGGTTTCCTGACGCACAAGGTCATCGGCCCCCAGTTGCTGCGCATTGCCCAGAAAAAAGCTGAGGAGATCGCATGAACGCCGCCATCCTGCTCAATTTCACCGCCCTCGGCCTGGCCCTGCTCGTCCTCTGGCGCACCGAACCCGCCCTCGCCCGGATGGGGCCCACCACGCACTGGATGATCCGCTACGCCATCCTGTTGCTCGCGGCCGGGGCGCTGGCCATCATCATGACCGTCGCTGCCGGCGCCAGTGTCGACTTCACCACCCTGATCCTGCTCGCCGGCATCACCTTGCTGCTCATCTGCGAACGCCGGCTGCGCCACCGTATCAACCAACCGGGAGACCGCCATGCATAAGGGAGATACCGGGGCCCCCGTCGCCACCCTGCAAAAAATGCTCAAGGATGCCGGTTTCGCCATCGAGGCCGACGGCTGGTTTTCCGATGCCACCGAGCAAGCGCTGATCGCCTTCCAGAAACGCGCCGGACTAGTCGCCGACGGGGATGCCGGCCCGAAGACCATCGCCGCCCTGCAAAAGCGAGAGAGCAACCCGCAACACCTCTCCGAAACCGATCTGCAGCGCGCCGCCGACCGCCTGGGCGTCGATATCGCATCCATCAAGGCCGTCAACAGCGTCGAAACCAATGGCGCCGGCTTCCTCGACGATGGCCGCCCGGTCATCCTCTACGAACGCCACGTCGCCTACCGCCTGCTCAAGGAATCCGGCTACCCGGATATCGACCGCGCCGCCGCCCGTTACCCCAACCTGATCAACCCCAAGCGCGGCGGCTACAGCGGTGGCGCTGCCGAATGGTCGCGCCTCGCCACGGCCCTGCAGATCATCAGCGGCGATATCGCCTATGCTTCCTGCAGCTGGGGCCAATACCAGATCATGGGCTTCAACGCCAAACCCATCGGCTACGACAGCGTCGACCAGTTCGTCGCTGCCATGAAACAGTCCGAAGCGGCCCAGCTCGAAGCCTTCAGCCGCTTCATTGAATCAGAACCGGCCCTGCACAAGGCGCTCAAGGCCAGAAAATGGGCCGACTTCGCCCGCCTCTACAATGGCCCGGCCTACAAGGACAACCTCTACGACGTCAAACTGGCCCGCGCCTACGAACGCTTTGCCGGAACGCCCGAGGCCACGGCATGAAACCCCTGCTCCGCAATGACCTGATCGCCCTGCTCCTCGACGACCAGCGCCGCCACCCCGATGACAACTGGCCGATCGAGATCCGCGACCGCTGGGTCGTCAGCCCGCCGCAAGTCCTCAAACGCTGCGATATCGACCGCGTCATCATCCTGCGCGGCGAACCGCCCATCGTCCTCACCCGTCCCGACCAGCGAGGCTGACATGCTCCTACCGCCCACCCTCCTCGGCATCAACGCCACGCTCATCAAGTGGCTGGCCATCTTCGCCGCCGTCGCCGGCATCCTGCTCGCTGCCTACAACCACGGACGCCATGTCGTCGAAGGCGAAAAGGCCAAGTCGGAACTGTCCATTGCGCTGGCCTATGCCGGCGAAATCGTCGCCACCCAGAACACCGCCGAGAAGCTCGCCGCCGATAACGACAAGCTGCGCGCCACCCAGATCACCACCAACCAGGTCATCACCAAAGAGGTCATCCGCTATGAATTTCTTACGCCCCCTGGCGATCGTTGCGTTCTCCCTGGCACTTGGCGCCTGCTCCACGATGCCGCCGCCACCGGCGCGCCCGCCCCTGCCGAAGCCGGACCCCTGGCTACTGGAGCCGCCGACCCCGTTGCAGACGCTGCCGCCCTCCGCACGGTTACCGACAACTACGCTGCCTGCCGCGACAGCATCGAAAAAGTAAAGGCCTGGCAACGCCGCTACCAGGCTTTGGAGCTTGAGCATGAAAAAACCGACTGACCTGCGCGACCACCTCACCCAGTGGGTGCCGGATCTCGCCGCCAACCCGGATAAACTGCACCTATACATCGACAAAGGCGCCATCGCCAGCAAACTCGGCGCCGGCCTCGGCTATCAGTACGGCTACAGCCTGCAGATCGTCATCACCGACTTTGCCGAGTCGGCCGATACCCTGATGGTGCCGCTCCTCGTCTGGCTGCAGACCAACCAGCCCGATCTGCTCATGGATACCGCCCGGCGCGACAAGGCCATCGCCTTCGAAGCCGAGATCGTCGACCACGACAAGATCGACATCGCCATTACCCTCGAACTCACCGAACGCGTCCTCGTCAGCGCGGTGACCGGCGGCTACCAGTGCACGCACCTCGGCGAACCGCAGCTGCCCGACCTGACCGGACCGCATCCGTGGTCGCTCTACCTCAAGGGCGAATTGATCGCCGGCAATGCCTGAACTCGCCGCCCTCGAATCCTTCGCCGCTGAACTCATCGCCGGGCTGCAGCCGGCCGAACGCAAGCAGCTCGCCACCGACATCGCCCGCCAGCTGCTGGCCAGCCAGCAAAAACGCATCGCCGCCCAACTCAACCCGGACGGCAGCGGCTTCATCCCGCGTAAAAGCCAGCTGCGCCAGCGCAAGGGCAAGCTGCGCGCCCAGATGTTCACCAAGCTGCGCACCGCCAAATACCTCAAGGCCAAAGGCACGGCCGACGAAGCCATCGTCGCTTTCACGGCCGACGTTTCCCGCATCGCCCGCGTGCACCAGTTCGGCCTGCACGACCGCGTCAATAAAAAAACCGGGCTCGAAGTCGTCTATCCCGAACGCCAGCTGCTCGGCTTCAGCGCCGCCGATATCGACCTCATCCGCGACCTGACGGCGCTGCATCTCGGCAACCGGCTGTAAGCGGCCCGGTCACACCCGGCGCGCCACCCCGCGCGCGCAAAGCCCCGGCATCATCGGCGCCATGGACTTGATCGAACTCTCCCGCCGGCTGGAAAACATCATCCGCATCGGCACCATCCACAGCGTCGACCATGCGGCGCGGCGCTGTCGCGTGCAGAGCGGAAAACTCACCACCCAGTGGTTGCGCTGGGTCGAATGCCGCGCCGGCGAAACCACCACCTGGAACCCGCCCACCATCGGCGAGCAATGCATCGTGCTCTCGCCCAGCGGCGTCATCGAAAACGGCATGGTCTTCTATGGCGCGCCGTCCGACGTCATCGACACCCCGAGTCATGACCCGGTCACCCACGTCATCAAGTTCCCCGACGGCGCCGTCATCAGCTACGACCATGCCGCCAGCCATCTCGAAGCCAGCGGCATCCAGACCGCGAAAATACAGGCCGCGGTCAGCATCACGCTCGATACGCCGCTCACCCACATCAACGGCAAGTGCGTCATCGACGATCTGCTCACCTACAACAATGGCCTGTGCGGCTATGAAGGCAGTGAAGGCAACGGCAGCGTCATCAATGGCACGATCCGCCACCACAACGGCCAGCACGAGCAGATCAACGTCGATCAGGTCGGCACCGGCGGCAAGATCGTCTCCAACGGCATCCAGGTCGATACCCATCACCACGGCAATGTCTATCCCGGTAGCGGCACATCCGGAGGCCCGACCCCATGACCGGCATGTCCCGCGACACCGGCCGCGGCCTCGACGAGTCCAGCCATATCCGCCAGTCCATCCGCGACATCCTGACCACCCCGGTCGGCAGCCGCGTCATGCGCCGCGACTACGGCTCACTGCTCCCCGAACTGATCGACCAGCCGGCCAACCCGGCCAACCTGCTGCGCCTCAAGGCCGCCACCGTCATGGCCCTCATTCGCTGGGAGCCGCGCATCAGCGTCAATAACGTCAGCCTGCAGATCGGCATGGACGGCTCCGCCACCGTCGACCTGTCCGCCACCCGCGTCGGCGGTCAGCGCGCCGGCAACCGCATCAATATCTCGGTACCCCTCCAGTGACCATCGATCTCGCCAGCCTTGCCGCCCCGGAAGTCGTCGAAACCATCGTCTTCGAAGCAATCGTCCAGCAAATCAAGGACGATATCGTCAGCCGCCAGCCCGATCTGACCGATGTCATCGATCTTGAATCGGAACCGCTGGTCAAGCTGCTCGAATCCTTCGCTTACCGCGAACTGCTCATCCGCGCCCGCTACAACGACGAAGCGCGCGCCCTGCTCCTGCCCTTTGCCACCGCCAACGACCTCGACCAGATCGGCGCCACCTACTACCAGGAACTTCGCCTGGTCGTCACCCCGGCCGACCTCACGACCATCCCGCCGACGCCGGCGGTTATGGAAATCGATAGCGACTACCGCAACCGCCTGGCCTTGAAGCCCGAAAGCTGGTCCGTTGCCGGCCCGCGCGATGCCTTCAAGTTCCACGCCATCAGCGCCGACGGCCAGATCAAGGATGCCAGCGTCACTACGCCGGAAGGCGGCACCACCCAGGTCTATATCCTGACCCGCAGTGGCAACGGCCTGCCCACCGCCCCGCAGATCGCCACGGTGCTCGGCGCCTTGAACGGCGAAAGCATTCGGCCGCTGTCCGAACAAGTCCTGGTCAGCGCCCCGACCATCGTCAATTACACCCTGACCCTGGCGCTCACCTTGTTTCCCGGCCCCAGCACCGAACTCGTCACCAGCGCCGTGCAGTCCGCGCTGCAGGCCTTCGCCGCCAACAGCCACCGCCTCGGCACTGACATCATCCGCTCGGCGATCGACGCCGCCGCCCATGTCGCCGGGGTCAAGAAGGTCGTCATCACCAGCCCGGCCGCCGATATCGTGTGCACCGATGGCCAGGCGCCCTACTGCACGGCCATTGCCGTCAGCATTGCCGGTACCGAGCCCTGATCATGGCGGCAACCGATCTCCTGCCGCCCAGCAGTACGCCGCTTGAGCGCGCCGTCGATCGCGCTTCGGCCGACCGCCTTGCTGCCTTGCCGGCCGTCGTCGCCAGCCTGTGGAACGCCGAAACCTGCCCGCCGGCGATCCTCCCCTGGCTGGCCTGGGCAATGTCGGTCGACGAATGGAATGAAGAATGGGGCGTCGACAAGAAGCGTTCCGTCATCGCCGAATCCCGCCTCATCCATCAGCAAAAGGGCACACCGGCTGCCATCCGTCGCGCCCTGACCGCCATCGGCCAGCCCGACGCCATCATCGTCGAGCGCGGCGACTACGTCTTTCGCAACGGCAGCATCGCCCGCGACGGCAGCCACCTGCGCCGCGGCTCCGGCGGCTGGGCGACCTACCGCATCATCCTGTCCCGCCCGACCACCATCCTCCAGGCCCAGCAAATCAAGCGCCTGCTCGCTGCCGTCCAGCGCAACTGCATCGTCCTCACCGCCATCGACTACCGCAAGGCCACCAATCAACGCAACGGCACCATTGCCCGCAACGGCGTATGGACCCGCGGCGTCGTCAACGCAACACTTTAATCAGGAGCCCGCATGGCCTACCTAGCCGAAACCGATCTCTGGGAAACCGGGATCTACCAGTTCGAAGAAGCCGACGTCGTCCAGGGCGGCCCGGCCGGCATCGACAACGTCCCGACGCACCAGCTCGCCAACCGCACACTCAATCTCAAGAACCTGATCGCCGCGCTGAGTGCGGGCAAGCTCGATAGCGCAGCGCTGGCCAGTCAGGCGCAGGCCGTCGCCGGCACAGACAACGCCACGTGGATGACGCCGCTGCGCGTCGCCCAGGCCATTGCGACACTCTTAGTCTCGGCCAGCGAAACGGTTGCCGGTAAAGTCGAACTGGCGACGGCCGCGGAAACCGTTACCGGGACGGATTCCGTCCGCGCCACGCATCCGGCCGGCGTCAAGTCGGCTATCTCTTCCGCAATCAGCGCCCTGGTCGCCTCGTCGCCCTCGACCCTCGATACGCTCAATGAACTGGCCGCTGCCCTTGGCAATGACCCGAACTTCGCCACCTCCATCACCACCCTGCTCGGCCTCAAGGCTCCGCTCGCCTCGCCCGCGCTGACCGGCAATCCGACGGCGCCTACCCCGACTGCCGGCGATAACGACACCTCGATCGCGACCACGGCGTTTGTTCAAAATGCCCTGGCCAGCGCCTCCGTCGGTTCCGTTCAAGGCTCCTTCAGTAATCTGAAATCATCGGCGACCGGGACGAATGCCCTCATTGCCCTGTCGGCCGACGAGATCGTCGTTGAGGATGCCGCCAATGCGTACAAGACCTTGCGCGGCGTCGCGCTGACCATCAACTCGGCCACGGTCGGTTCGAACGGCCTGGATACCGGGGTATTGGCTGCAAATACCTGGTATTCGCGCTGGATCATCTATAACCCGAGCACCCTGGTTACCGCCGGTTTGCTCTCCTTGTCCGGCACTGCCCCGACGCTGCCCAGCGGTTTCACCGGCAAGGCCATCACCGGCTGGGTGAAAACCGATCCAACGGCCAACAAGTTCCCCTTGATCTTCAAGCAGATCGACCGGAGCGTTCAGCACGGTGTTGCCGCCGGGTCAAACCAGACCGTGCCGCCGGCCGCTTGTGTCGGCGTGCAGGGGACGTGGAGCGTTACGGCGCCGGTATGGCAACAGGTTTCAATCGCCGCTTTCGTTTCGCCCACCGCCAGCAAAATCAAGGTGGGGCTCGTCTCAAGCTACAACAATGCGGCCCAAACAAACGTCGTCGTCGCCCCGAACAGTTCCTACGGCGGAACGCGCACCAGCAATTGCCCGCCCCTCTCGGTCACGCAAAACGGGGGGAGCGCCGCGGCATCCGATGTGGTGACCGGCGATCTGCTGCTCGAAAGCATGAATATTTTCGTGCAATGCCAAACGGCCAACGGTTCTGTCGTGGTTTACGGCTACGAAGACAACTTTTAAGGAGACGACATGAGCTACGCAATACGTAAGGATGGACTCGGCTGGCGATCCGTCGCCAGCGCCGCCGAGGTGGGGGCCGATGAAGTATTCAGCACGAATCAACCCGTGCTGACCTTGAGCTCCAATGAAGTCATCATCAGCCAGATCGCCGCGCTGGAATCCACCGTCACCCCGCGCCGCATCCGCGAGGCCGTGCTCGGTAGCGATAGCGGCTGGCTGGCCAACATCAACAATCAAATCGCCATCCTGCGCGGGAATTTGTCATGATCTACCTCCTCTATTTCGTCCTGTTCATCGTCGGCCTGGCCTGGCTCACCGCCAGCGCCTTCGCCTTTGCCACCCAAGGCCTCAAGGCCTGGCGCTACGCCGCTTTCTTCCCGGCCTTTGCCGCCGTCGTCCTCATCCGTTACCCGGCGGCGCCCATTGCCATCTGGCTTTACTCGTCGCCTGACCGCCTTTACCTGACCCATTGGCGCTGGCTCGAAACCATCGATAACACGCTCGCCGGCGATAGCGGCCACCAGACCGAGCACATGATCGGCAGCGACCCGCTCACCTGGTACAACCGGGTACTGTGGCTGTGGCGCAATGGCGGCAACCGATTCAACTACGAGGTCATCGGCTGCTCGGCGACGGACCGCCCGGATTGGGCCTGGACCTTCCGCCAAGCCTACATTTTGCGCGGCCTGTGGTTTCTCGATGTCTTCCTGGGCTGGTCTCCGGATAGCAAGCTGGGCCGCAGTAAATTCGTTTTCACCTTCCGTCCCAAGACCAAGCCATGATCCGGCAGTAAGTCGCCGGGCTACACCCGCCGGGCCGCGACACCCGCGCGCGCGGCCGGCACCATGGGCAGCATCACCTCACAGGAGCTGCCCATGCCCACCGATTACCACCACGGCGTACGCGTCATCGAAGTTTCCGATGGTCGCCGGCCGATTCGCACCATCGCCACCGCCGTCATCGGCCTTGTCGCCATTGCCAGCGATGCCGATGCTGCCTTCTTCCCGCTCGATACGCCCGTCCTCGTCACCGATGTCCTCGCCGCCATCGGCAAGGCCGGCACCAACGGCACGCTGGCCATGGCCCTCGATGCCATCGCCGACCATGGTGGCGCCGTCACCGTCGTCGTCCGCGTCGCCGAAGGATCGGGCCCGGCCCATACCACCACCAATATCATCGGCTCCGTCGACGCCAACGGTAACTACAAGGGCTTGAAGGCGCTGCTCGCTGCCGAGTCCAAACTCGGCGTCAAGCCGCGCATCCTTGGCGTCCCCGGTCTCGACACCGCACCCGTCGCCACCGAACTGCTCGCCATTGCCCAGAAGCTGCGTGCCTTCGCCTATGTCAGCGCCTACGGCTGTACGACCAAGGAAGCCGCGACCGCCTACCGTGAAAACCTCGGCGGCCGTGAAATCATGGTCATCTGGCCCGACTTCATCGGCTGGGATACCGTCACCAGCACCAATATCACCTACCCGGCTGTCGCCCGGGCGCTCGCCCTGCGCGCCAAGATCGATGAAGAAATCGGCTGGCACAAGACCATCTCCAACGTCGAGGTCAACGGCGTCACCGGCATCAGCAAGGATGTCTTCTGGGATCTGCAAGACCCGGCTACCGATGCCGGCTACCTCAATGCCGCCGAGGTCACCACGCTGATCCGCCGCGACGGCTTCCGCTTCTGGGGTTCGCGCACCTGCACCGTCGATCCGCTCTTCGCCTTCGAGAACTACACGCGCACCGCCCAGGTGCTGGCCGACACCATCGCCGAAGCCCACATGTGGGCGGTCGACAAACCGATGAACCCGACGCTTATCAAGGACATCATCGAAGGCGTCAATGCCAAGTTCCGCGAACTCAAGGCCCTTGGCTACATCATCGACGGCAACTGCTGGTACGACCCCACCGTCAATGACGAAGTCACCCTCAAGGCCGGCAAGCTCTACCTCGATTACGACTACACGCCGGTCCCCCCGCTCGAAAACCTCTTGTTCCGCCAGCGCATCACCGATCGCTACCTGGCCGACTTCGCCGCCCGCATTGGCGCCTGATAGGAGCAACGCACCATGGCCCTGCCCAACAATCTCAAGAACTTCAACCTCTTCAACGACGGCAACTCCCTGCTCGGCATCGTCGACGAAGTCACCCTGCCCAAGCTATCCCGCAAGATGGAAGCCTTTCAGGGCGGCGGCATGGTCGCCCCGGTCGATATCGATCTCGGTAATGAAAAGATCGAGCTCGACTGGACCTGCGGCGGCTTCTACAGCGAAGCCATCAAGCAGTACGGCTCGCCCAAGGCCGGCGGTGTCCTGCTCCGTTTCTCCGGCGCCTACCAGCGCGACGATACCGGCGATGTCCAGGCCGTTGAAATCGTCGTCCGTGGCCGCCATGCCGAAATCGATGCCGACAAGGCTAAGGTCGGCGACAAGAGCACGACCAAGATCAAGACCAGCTGCACCTATTACAAGCTCACGGTCGACGGCGCGGTCCTCTTCGAAATCGACGCCCTGGGCTTCATCTTCATCGTCAATGGCGTCGATATGCTCGCCGCCCAGCGCAAGGCCATCGGCCTGGCGTAACCAAATACCTGACCCGTAATGACCCCGTGCGACGGCAAAAGCGGGGAGGCAGAAACGAAGGGCGCCCGCCGTTCATGAGGGCGCGCCTTGCATCAAGGAGAAACCGTGGATACCAATGAAATCACCCTCGAAACGCCCATCGTTCGCGGCGAATCGACCGTCACCAAAATCACCCTGCACAAGCCGGTATCCGGTGCCCTGCGCGGCGTCAGCGTGCGCGCTGTGCTCGATATGGATGCCGACACCATCATGACCGTCGTGCCGCGCATCAGCGACCCGAAGATCACCGAGGCCGAAGCCCGTAAGCTCGATCTGCCAGACCTCATGCAGATGGGGGTCGCGCTGGCCGGTTTTTTTATGCCGAAAGCAGCCCTGGCCGAAGCGGCGAACCAGTTCGACTCTGCGACGACGTAGAAAGCGCCATGGCCGATATCGCCGTTGTCTTCCACTGGTCGCTGCAGTCGATGGAAGCCATGGACCTTCATGAACTCGCCCGCTGGCACAAGCACGCCGTCGAACGTTCGGGACCTGAACAATGAGCAATCAACTCGAACTCAAGGTCGTCTTCGCCGCCGTCGACAAGTTTCTCAAGCCGGTCAACGCCATCACCAAGGGCGCCAGCGCGGCGGCCAAGGCCATGCGCGACAACACCGCAGCGATGAAGGATTTCAATCGCACGGTCGAGCGCATCGACGCCTTCAAGAAGGTCGAACGCGAAGCCGCCATCACCGCCAACGCCTTCGCCAAGAACCAGCGCGCCGTCGACGCCCTCAAAGCCTCGATCGCAGCGGCCGGCGTGCCGACCAAGGCAATGTCCGCCGAGCTGGCCAACCTCACCCGGCGCTCCGAAGAACTGCGCCAAAAACACCAGTCCCTGATCAATACCGAACAAACCCTGTTCGGCAAGCTCAAGGAAGCCGGCATCGATACCCGCAATCTGGCTCAGCACCGCCAGCAGCTGGCCAGCGCCAGCGCCGCCGCGGCCAATGCCAGCACGCGCCTGTCGGCCGCCCTTGAAGCCGAAAACCAGAAGATGAAGCGCCTGCGCGCCGCCCAGGCCGATCTGGCCAAGAGTCGAGAAACTGCGTCTGGTTTGCGCAGTTTTGGCGGCAAGGCCATGGCCGGCGGCGCAGCCATCAACGCCGCGGCCGCCATGCCGGTCATCGCCTACGCCAAGGCGGAAGATGCCGCAACGCAGCTCAAGATCGCCATGATGGAAAAGGGCGGCAAGGTATCCACCCTCTTCGCCCAGATCAACGACCTGGCCATGAAACTCGGCAACAAGCTGCCCGGCACCACTGCCGATTACCAGGACATGATGACCATGCTCGTCCGCCAGGGCATGCCGGCGAGCAAGATCCTCGGCGGCCTCGGCGAAGCCACGGCCTACCTGGCCGTCCAGCTCAAGATGATACCGACGGCCGCCGCCGAGTTCTCCAGCGAACTGCAGCACGCCACGCGGACGACCGACAAGGACATGATGGGCCTCATGGACACCATCCAGAAGGCCTTCAACCTCGGCGTCAACCAGGATCACATGCTGCAGGGCTTCGCCAAGATGTCGCCCATCCTGTCGATCATCAAGAAGGAAGGCTCCGAAGCCGCCGCCGTTCTGGCCCCCTTGCTCATCATGGCGAAAAACTCCGGCATGGCCGGCGAAGCGGCCGGCAATGCCTACCGCAAGATATTCCAGATGTCCCTGGACAAGAAGAAACTGGCCAAGGGCAATGCCTTGCTGGCCGGTACCGGCGTCAATCTCGACTTCAGCAACGGCAAGGGCGAGTTCGGCGGCCTTGAGCAGATGTACGCCCAGCTCGAAAAGCTGCGCAGCGTCAATACCCAGCAGCGCCTGGCGGCCCTCAAGAAAGTATTTGGCGACGATGCCGAAACGCTGCAGGCCCTGACCCTGATGATCGAGAAAGGCGTCGACGGCTACCGCAGCATCCAGGACAAGATGGAATCGCAGGCCGCCATTCAGGATCGCGTCAACGCCCAGCTCAAGACCCTGAAAAGCCTGTGGGATGCGGCGACAGGAACCTTCACCAACGTCCTTGTCGCTTTCGGCGAATCGATCTCTCCGCAGCTGCACGCCACCGCCGAATGGCTGGGTACCGTTGCCGAACGGACTCAGCGCTGGGCCGCTGAAAACCCCGGTCTGGCCGGCACGCTGATGACCATCATGAAATGGCTGGGTTTGGCCGTGTTTGGCCTCGGCGCTCTGTCCATGGCCGCCGGCGCCATCCTCGTCCCGCTTGCCGTCATGAAGTTCTCCCTGCTCACCCTGGGCATCACCGGCGGCGGCGCCTTCGGCATGATCGCCACCGGCATCGGCATCGTCGGCCGCGCCATGCTGACCAATCCCATCGGCCTTACACTCACCGCCATCGCCATGGCCGCCACGCTGATCTACAGCAACTGGGACAAGATCGGCCCGTGGTTTTCCGGAATCATCGACGGCATCCTCTCCAAGTTCGCCGCCCTGCGCGATTTCATCAAGCGATTCGCGCCATCCCTGTTCAGTTCGGGTAGCGGCCCCGCGACCTCGTCCGGATCGACGCCGTCGGCCCTCGCCAACTCGCCGCTCATCCGACCGGCCGGCAGCAACTACCAGATCGCCATTCACGCTGCCCCGGGCGCCGACAATCAGGAACTTGCCCGCCTGGTCAGCCGTGAAATCGAGCGCATCGACGCCCGCAAGGCCGCCCGGGTTCGCGGCACGCTGAGAGATACGGAGTAAGCATGGACACGGAAAGCATCCTTCTCGCCTTCGACATGTTCGCCCTCATCGTCTTTGTCATGGCCATCGCTTTCATCGCCGTCATTCTGGGCGATAAGCAGATCGACTCACTGCTTCGCAAGTTCACTCGGGAAGACTGACCATGTACGGACTCCCTCAAGTCTCGATGATGATGGCCATCGGCCTCTTCGTCTTCGGCCTGCACACGGCGCCCTACCAGCAGCTGCAGCGCCAGACCTCGTGGCGTCACCCGGCGACATCGCGGGTCAGCGCCCGGCCGGGCCGCCAGTTCGCCGGACGGGGCGACGACACCATTACCCTGTCCGGCGTCCTCTACCCCGAAATCACGGGCGGAAAACTCACGCTTGAAGCGCTCAAGGCCATGGCCGATGAAGGTATGGCCTGGCCGCTGATCGAAGGAACCGGGCTGTTCTATGGCCTCTTCGTCGTTGAGGAGGTCAGTGAAACACACAGCGAATTTTTTCCCGACGGCGCGCCGCGCAAGATCGAATTCAGCATCAAGCTCATCCGTACCGACGACGAACCAAGCCTGATGGGCACCGTCGGCAAGGATCTGCTCAGCCTGCTCGATCTCAAGTGACCTTCTTCAACGCCCCCTCCCGCGATCCGCACCCGCGCCCCGTCGTCGAACTCAGCGTCGACGGGGTCAGCCTGACCAGCGTCATCCGTCAGCGCCTCGTCCAGCTCACCCATACCGACAACCGTGGCTTCGAGGCCGATACCGTCGAGATCGAGCTCGACGATACCGATGGCAATCTCGATCTGCCGCCGCGCGGCGCCGTGCTTACCGTCGCTTTCGGCTGGGCCGCCCAGGGTGCCGTTGCCAAGGGCACCTACACCGTCGATGAAATCAGTCATCGTGGCGCGCCCGACCTGCTCACCATCCGCGCCCGCAGCGCCGACCTGCGCACCGGACTGACCACCCAGCATGAGCGCTCCTGGCACGCCACCACCGTCGGTGCCATCGTCTGCACCATTGCCGATGAAAACGGCCTGCCGCCGGTCATTCCCGCCAGCCTGGCCAATCTGCCCGTCGACCACCTCGACCAGACCAACGAATCGGGCGCCAATCTTCTTACCCGCCTCGCCCAGCTGCACGACGCCGTCGCCACCGTCAAGGATGGCCGCCTGCTCTTCATCCCGGCCGGCGGTGGCGTCACCGCCAGCGGCAAGCCCATCCCCGTTGTGACCATCACGCGATCGAGCGGCGATAGCCACGAGTTCACGCTTTCCGACCGTGTCGCCTACCAGGGCGTCCGCGCCACCTATAACGACGTGGGCCGCGCCGTCAAAGGCGAGGTGGTCTGGGGCGATGTCGAAGACAGTGCCGAGCGTGGCAAGAAAACCGCCGCCGCGGCAACGCCCACCGGCCAATATAAGAGCCTGTCCAGCCCCTACCCCAGCCGCGATAAGGCGCATCGCGCAGCGCTCAAGGCCTGGCAGGCACTCAAGAAAAACAAGGCGGAAAAAGCGGCCTACATCGGCGTCAAGGCCCGCTATAACGACCGCAACCTCAACGTCAGCGGCGAAGTCACCTACGGCCAGGCCGACGACGACAAAAAGCTCAACAGCGCCCAGCGCCAGGCCGCAGCTGATCAGGCTAAAAGCGGCACGACCAATGCCTTCACGCGCAGCGCCGACAACGTCAAGACCCTGCGCCACGTCTATGCCGGACAGAACAGCGCCATCCGCGCCGCCCGCGCCGAGTGGCGCCGCCTGCTCCGCGGCATGGCCACCTTCAGCATCGCCAAGGCCTACGGCGACCCCACTCTATTCCCGGAAACCCCGGCCACCGTCAGCGGCTTCAAACCGCAGATCGACAGCACCGACTGGATCATTACCCGGGTGACCAACACCATCACCGGCGACGCCGGCTACACCCAGCGCCTTGAATTCGAGATCAAGGCGACCGAGATCCCGGATTGATCAACGAACTCGGGGAGCAAGCCGAAACAAACATCCCCATCAACCGCCCGACTGGGCAACGATAGGAGCAAGACCATGAGCGTAGTTTGCAAAATGAAGTGTTGGGAAACACCTTCCGGCGATGCAGCCACCGATGAATCTGTTCAAACCATTCTCCTGGGCGCTGTCTATGAACCCGACGAAGGCCAGCGCCAGCTTCCGGAGAACGCGGTTTTCGGAAAGTGGACACCCTGGGGAGAATTCAAAGCTGGAATCGGAAATCCAGCTGCAAAACAGTTCTTCACCCCGGGAAAGCATTACTACATCACCTTCACCGAAGCCCCGGATTGATCCCCAGAAAACCTGCACAACCCTGTGGGTAAGTCGTAAAAAAGCCCGGCCATCAATGCGATGCCGGGCTGATTCATTTTTGGGCGTTGATCAACCGACTATTCAGGCCGTTTCCTGATCTCGGCCAGCAGGCATTCCGTCTGCGCATCGAGCAACGCCTTGATGACCTCCTGCAGTCCCGGCTGAAAGCTCGCCTCCAGGCGGGCGACGATTTCGGCATTCAACGATCGGCCATCACGCTCGGCCGATTCCTTGAGGCGGTCATAAAGCGTTCCGGGCAATCGAAACTGCGATCTGAAGTGGTCGTTTTTCATGCCCGCCAGTTAAATTGAATCTGGCGGGTCGGGATAGTGACGCCGTGTCACTACACGGCAGCGAAGCGTTAATTATTTCCTGTGCGAGATGTAAAGATATCAGAACAATGATGAATTCATTAAATATCACATTGTCACAAAAAATACATGATCAATTTAGATGCAGCCCGGGAGATATCGAACAACCTGGCAGGAACCCTCGACCTGCTCGCCAACCTGCATGCCTCCGTCGCGATGCATGACCGGGAATCGAAACCACTGGCTTCCACATTCGCCATGCTCCATGAGCGCGCCGTTCTGCTGGAAAGGATATTGTCCGGCGACTAGCGCCGCGCCAGGCGCCTCGCCAGCTGCTCGACCAGCGCAGCGTCTTGTTCAGTCAGGTCAAGGTTCCTCAATTCGTCGGCAAGCTGTTCGGCCGCACAGTACGGGACCCTGTCCTGCATGACGCAGGGCGTATTGGAGCGCACGCCGCAAACGATGTACTGCACATCGGCCCCTTCCCGATGGAAATAAAAAAGCTCGTTGGCCTTGGGCGATGAAACGCCTGATTCATAGTTTTTTATCGTCCGGTCAGACGTGAATATTTTCGCCGCCAAGGTCGCTTGGGAAAGATCGAGACGAACCCTTTCGTGCTTGAACCGTTGACCGATAGTGAAAATATTTTCCTCTTGTGTTGACATAGGCAATTTCTTTCCCCACAATGCAATTGTGTTCCTGATAGTTACTCAATTGTATCAATGACAACTCAAACTCAATCGAATCAAAGATCACGCGTACCCAACGGCGCGGCAAAACAGCGGGTCGTTGTCGCCCTTAATGCCGACGTGCTGGACAAGATCAAGCACGAAGCCGAGCTGAACCTCAGAACGGTGTCGGCCATGGCATCCCTGATCATTGCCACGCACTACGGTAAAAATATTTCCCCCTCTGCCGCCCCATCCCCCTCCCCCACCCGTCGGGCGACAGACTTTACCGGCGGTGATGCTTCGGCTTCCACCGCCGCTTTTTCTTCAACGGCAGCATAGGTCTTCGGGAGCCCATGGTCATGCAGCGCGCAACGCACCCCAGCCCGATAGCCATCATCAGCGACCACATCGAAGCCTGGCGCCGGGATAACCGCTGGTCGCGCGAAACTGTCGCCGACATGATCGTCCAGGCCCATATCCGCATCGGCGCCCAGTCCTACACCGGCATTGCCTTCGAGCCGCCGACCATGGATACCTTCGAGCGCATGCGCGTCAATGCCGACCGCGTTTTCCGCTGGCTCGACGACCACACCAAGGACCGCAACCTGCTCACGGCCAACCTGCTTTGGTCAGTCATCGCCGCCCTGCCTACCGACCGCCGCATCCTGCTCGTCAATGACCTCATGCACCCGCTCGGCCTGCGCGTTTCGGCCGTTCTCGATGACGACACCGAGCCGACGGCCGACGAGATCGCCGAAGGCTTCCGCCACATTGTCACGCACACCGCCGAAGCCACCATCGCCGCCGCCCAGCTGCTCGACGGCATCGACCCCGGCGAGGCCGAGCACGCCGAAGCCAAGCTCAGCCTGGCCAGCACCGCCATCAAGCGCATGCGCAATATGCTCACCCGGGTCCTCAAGCGGAGTAAATCATGAGACTCGACTGCCCGCACTGCGGCCACGAAGCCACGATCCGGACCAGCAAGGCCATCACTGAAATAACCCGCGAAGCCAAGGTTCAGTGCAATAACCCGGACTGCTCGCACAGCTGGATCACGCTGATCAGCGCCGTGCGCACCATTGCCCCGTCGATGACCCCCAACCCCAGGGTCTACATCCCCCTCTCTCCGCGCTCACCGGCAGCCGATAAGCCGGGCGGAAACCAGATGGAACTCGGCATGGAACACCCGCCACCCCGCTTTGCCTCCGGCTAAACCCTAGCCACCCCCATCCAGCACCACCCGCAATGCACTGAAAACCAGTGCACAGGATTTTTTTTACCCGGAATTTTAGAAATGGCACGCACCCATACCCCGCTGCAGCAATACAAGGAAGCCCGTCAGATCGCCGCCGACTATGGAATGTTCGTGGTCGACAAGGGCGGCCGATATGTCCTGTATCGCAAGACGCCTGTTCGCCCCGTATGGCTTGGATCGCGAGCCAATGCCGCGGGATTGCGTTCGCTGGTCTGCCGTTGCGCAAGAATCAAATGAAAGACGACCTCTACCGCGAGCTGCTGCCCCGCATTGAAGCCGATTTCGCCTTCCGGAAAGACAAGGGCGACTGGCTGCAGGGCGGCACCTGCCCGGTCTGCGGCAAGAAGGAACTGTTCACCAACAAGGAGCACCCCTGGGTTCTTCGTTGCGGCCGTCTGGAGAAGTGCGGCGCCGAGATCCATGTCAAGGATCACTATCCGGAACTGTTCGACAACTGGGGCGACCGCTACCAGACCACGCCGACCAACCCGCATGCCGCCGCCGACGCCTATCTGAGCAGCGCCCGAGGCTTCAATCTCGACCTCATTGACGGCCAATATACCCAGGCCAGCTACTTCGACAACAAGCTCAAGATCGGCTCGACGACCGTCCGCTTCCCCCTGTCGGTCGATATCTACTGGGAACGCCTGATCGACCAGCCGTCCCGCTTCAACGGTAAGAAGGCCCACTTCAACTATGGCGCCAAGTATGCCGGCATGGCCTGGTGTCCGCCGATGGCCATGCCCGACGACGAAATCTGGATCGTCGAAGGCATCTTCAACAGCATCGCCCTCATGCACCACGGCATCTACGCCGCCTCGGCGATGTCCTGCAGCAACTACCCGCATCTTTTCCTGACCGCCGTCATCGAGAAGTTCGAAGCCGCCGAGAAACCGCGCCCAAAACTCGTCTGGGCCTTCGATGCGGGGCGTGCCGGCGAGACCTACGCCCGTAAATTCAACGAGCGCGCCGCCAAGGACGGCTGGAAATCATCCTGCGTCCTGATTCGTTCGCAAGGCAAAAACAAGCCGGACTGGAACGACCAGCACCTGGCCGACCGTCTCAAGCCGGAAGACATCGAGGAATACCGCTACCGCGGCGCCCTGCTCACCGCCAGGAGCGCCTCCGAGAAGTCGCTGCTGATGTACAAGCGCAAGCAGTGGGCCATGTTCTATTTCGACTTCGACAACCGGCTGTACTGGTTCGAGTTCGACCACGCAAAATACAACGCGGCCTACCAGGCCATTGCCGATGAAAAATCCGGCAGCGGCATCGACGATGCCCAGATCCGCGAACTGGCCATGGAAGCCTCGCGCTCCATCCGCGAAATCGCCAATTGCCTGCCCAACGCCCTCTACTACCAGGCCAACGAGATGACCGACGAGTCCTGGTACTACGTCCGCATCGATTTCCCGCACGATGGCCCGGCCATCAAGAACACCTTCACCGGCAGCCAGCTGACCAGCAGCGCCGAATTCAAGAAGCGCCTGCTCTCGATGGCCCCAGGTGCCCTCTACACCGGCAGCGCCCTGCATCTCGACCTCTGGCTGCAGAAGCAGATGTTCGGCATCAAGACCGTCAAGACCATCGACTTCATCGGCTACACCAAGGAATACGGCGCCTGGGTCTTCGACGACATCGCCATCAAGGACGGCCGCGCCTACGACCTCAACGACGAGGACTTCTTCGACATCGGCAAGCTGGCCGTCAAGAGCCTCAACAAGTCCGTCGCCCTGGCCATCAACCCGGACCTCAAGGACTACGACGCCGAGTGGTCGCGCCTGATCTGGCTCTGTTTCGGTACCAAGGGCATCGTCGCACTGGCCTTCTGGCTCGGTAGCCTGTTCGCCGAACAGGTCCGCGCCCAGTTCGAATCATTCCCCTTCATCGAGATCGTCGGCGAGCCCAACAGCGGTAAATCGACCCTCATCGAATTCCTCTGGAAGCTCGTCGGTCGCAGCGACTACGAAGGTTTTGACCCGCAGAAGGCCACCGTTGCCGCCCGGGCCCGCAACTTCGCCCAGGTCAGCAACCTGCCCATCGTCCTCATCGAGTCCGACCGCGACAGCGGCGACGACAAGGGCGGCCCCAAGCAGAAGGGTTTCGACTGGGACGAACTGAAAACCGCCTTCAACGGCCGCAGCGTGCGCTCGACCGGCGTCAAGAACACCGGCAACGACACCCGCGAGCCGCCTTTCCGCGGCGCCATCGTCATCAGCCAGAACGCCACCGTCGTCGCCAGCGACGCCTTCATGCAGCGCCTCATGCACGTCTGGCTAGAAGCCAAGCAGCCGACCGAGGAAAGCCGCGCCAATTTCAAGAAGCTGGCCAGCTACCCGGTCAATAAGTGCAGCCAGTTCGTGCTCATGGCCACCAAGGCCGAGGCCGCCATCATGGCCACCGTCGCCGAGCGCCACCCGCTCTACGTCAAGGTCCTCGACGAAAACGCCGACATCAAGCAGCAGCGCATCATCCACAACCACGCCCAGCTCATGGCCCTGGTCGATGCCCTGCGCCACATCGTCAAGTTCAGCGATGAAGCCCACCTTGCGGTCATGAACGAAATCATCGGCATGGCCGAAGAGCGCCAGCGCGCCATCAACGACGACCACCCGCGCATTCAGGAATTCTGGGAAGTCGTCGACTTCATCGAGAGCAAGGACGACACCACGCCGCTGCTCAACCACAGCCGCGATGCCAATCAGATCGCCATCAACCTTAACGAGTTCGTCGCCAAAGCCGATGCCTTCCGTCAGCAAATCCCCGATATGCGCGAGATCAAAAAACTGTTGCGGACCAGCCGCGAGCGCAAGTTCGTCGAAGCCAACGCCACCATCAACAGCGCCATCCATGGCCGAACCATGCGCTGCTGGGTCTTCCAGAAACCCGCCCAGAAACACGGCAAGTAACCACTTTTTCAACCAAGGAGAGTCACCATGTCACACATCGTCATTGATAAAACCAGCCTGCGCGCCCTCATCGAGGCCGCCCGCAACATCCAGAGCCTGATGGACGACGGAACCATCACCGCCGCCTTCGATACCGGCAACGACGAGCAGATCCACACCACCGTCAGCGCCTTCGACAACCTGACCCACTGCGCCACGCGCATCGCCGCCCAGGACAAGTCGGCCAGCCCCTTCGTCCGCTACCGCCGCGAAATCCTCGGCCACTACGAAACCGCCCAGCGCCTGCGCGCCATGGTCATGAACCTGTGGGGCGGCCAGGCCGCCAACCTGTCGATGCTCTTTCACGGTGCCGACGAGCTGCACACCCGCATCGCCCTCGAATGCATCGCGCACTATAGCCAGTACGGCGAAAACGATACCTTCTTCATGACGCTGGCCAGCGAGATCCTAGAAACCCAGCCGGCCGTCATCGTCGGTGAAGAAAAGTACCTGAGCGAGGTGGCAGCGTGAGTGCAGAAATCCTCGACAAAGAGTCGCAGAAGATATTCGCTGACTACCATCAGAAAATCAGGGTCATCCAGGGCCAGATCAAGGACGACCGCGTCGCCGGCGAAGCTGCCCTGCGTCGCCTGCTCCCGATTGCCCAGGGCAACTGCGGCCAAAGTGTCAAGGTAGCCCGCATTCTGCTCGGCCTCTATAACGGCCACCGCTTCCCGCTCGACCTGACCAATCTGCGTAGCCTCGACTACCCGATCATGGAAGACGTCATGGCCGTTCTGCGCATGGATGCCAATGCCTACCAGGAAGTGCACCGTTACTTCGACCACGGCGGCCTGATCTTCGAAAAGCTGGCTGATGACTGGGGAATGAACAAGGAAGGCGGTGCAGCATGACTCCGATCATGGAAAAGCTGTACGACGCGACATGCCGTATTGAAAGCGTCATCTTCATGGCTGGCGCAATGGCCGCTACTGATTCCTTCTCTGACGATCTAAACGAGTTTTTCGATGATGAAGATGTTGAAACAATCGAGAAACTGTTCGGAAAAATACCCGACTGGGTCGATCTGGAAGGCCGTGGCTATGAGCGCGCCGAAGGAATATTCGAATGGCTTAAAGAATCCAAGAAATTCGGGTTTCTAGTCAAGTTTGCCACTCCGGTCATGACGCCATCTGGTCCAAACTCACGCTCTTTTTCTTGGGGCTACTACAGCACTCAATGGTTCTACGAAGAATCAATCGAAGCAGCCATTGAAAAAGGTCTTGCCTGGTGCGAAGAGCGCCGAGCTAAAGAGGACGCCAAGGCAAAGAAAGGTGGCGAATGATGAAAGTCTTCGAACTCATCAACCTTCTGCAGACCAAGCCGCGCCAGGCAACGCCCTACGTGCAGATCACCGACCCGGAAACTGGCGCCCCGCTGCTCGTCGCCGTCACTGGCATCGCCGATGCCGATTCGCCGGCCTACGGCTCCGCCGTCATCATCGAACTGGAGGATTGACCATGCAAACCTTCTACGCCTATCAGGCCCGCTTCGTCATCACGGGCCTGACCAATCTGGCCGATAAACTCGAGTTGGCTGAAATGTCGGAATGGCACGCCATCGCCCGCGCTGCCGTCTGCATTGAGCGCCTGCTGCACGGCGAACAACCGGATGATCTGGCCGAGATTACCGCCAGCCTGAAAGCCCTTAACATCCCCAAACCTAGCGTCCGCCGCTGCGGAAATTTCACGTTTCTCCTCATCGATCTGGCTATCACCCTGATCGATGGAATTCGCCTGAGCCTGCTCGAAATCCAGCCGAAACTTCAACGGCCGGCCATCCGCCCGAACTGGATCGGCATCGACCTCGCCAACGGACCGGACCGCGCATATCGCTGGGAGTACTTCCATGCGTAAGCACTGCAAACGCACGATCCGCCGGGAAGTGGCGCCGACCATCGTCGCCTACTACCTGAATCCGGAAGTCAGCACCCAGGAGCGCATGTCGGTCGAAGCCATCCGCAGCGGCTGGGCCACTACCGCCCACTTCGATGTCCTCGCTGACTGCCGCGACATGCTGACGCTGGCCGCTGCCGAGAAACACGATAGCCAGACGCTCACCATCTGCGAACTCGGTCTCATCGCCCTGCAGAACATCAAGGACCGCTACTTCGCCAAGAACCGCATCGGCGCCAGCGGCGACGAACTGCAAGCCCTGCAGGCCATGGTCGACGTCTCGGAGGACTTCTGGAAGCGCCAGTCCGGCGCCCTCTTCATCGATGCCGAAGCCGCCCTCAGCAAGGCCCGCGACGAATACCGGAACCGGGAGGCCGCATGACCACCGCCACCATCCATACCGACCACGGCGAATACAGCTACACCACCACGCCGACCAACCGATCCATCGCCATGACCTACCGTTTCAAAGTATTCCAGGCCTTTCAGGGAAAAGGCCACGGCCACGCCCTCAAGGCTCACCAGATGAAGACCATGGCAGACGCCGGAGTCCGCTTCGCCATGTGCAGTACCCGGGCCGATAACCTGAAAATGGCCCGCGTCCTCGAAAAAGCCGGCTGGATCCGCAGCGGCCCGGTATTCATGTCCATCCATACTGAGTGCATGACGCAAGCCTGGACATGCCACCTGGCCCCGGCGCCGAAGAAGGAAAACGACATTGCCATAGTCGCCAAGGCCTTCGGCCACGATCCGGCATCCATGGAAGCTGTCGTCGAACGGCAAGGCGGTGCCGCATGACCGCGCTCGCCCTCTTCGCCGCCACCTTCTTCCTGGTCCTCTTCCTCGGCCTGCAGAGCCTCAACGTAACCGGCGGACACAAGTTCATGGCCGCCGTCACCAGCCTAGGCATCAGCACGTCGAACATCGTCGTCCTCAAGACCATGCCCGGCCCCACCGACGGTCTGGAAATGGCCGCCTACTGCCTCGGCGGCCCGGCCGGCATCCTCATTTCGATGTACATCCACCCGTGGATGGTCTCCAAGTTTGGGAGAAAGTCATGAATTACATGGACGCAGAAGAACTCGCCATGGCTGTGCTTGGCCTTAGTGATGAAGCCGCCGATGACGCTGACTTTGACGAGCTTATTTTCGAGAAATTCGAAGTCACCATGGAGCAATTCCACAAGATAGCCGAGGCCCTTGTCCCCTTCACTATTCCAGCTACGGTGCTATGTAGCGGCGATGCATTCCGTGGATTCGTCAAGGACGGCTACTTCATCACTAAACAAAAGGTAACGCCATGATCATCACCCGCGAAATACGCCACTTCCACATGTGCGGCGCCATCGGTGGCGGCGCCAAGGGCTTCAACGCCGGCAAGGCGCGTGTCGGCAACCTGGTCGCCAAGTTCCGCTGCCTCGGCTCCGTCGACGTCGATGCCGCCGCTAACCGCGACTTCCAGCGCCTGGTCGGCGTACCGGCCACCACGCTCGACCTCTTCGACCGCGACCAGTACATTGCCTTCCACGGCAAGGAACCGCCCGCCGGCTGGCGCGAAGCCACTCCGGACGACATCCGCGCCGCCGCCGGCTACGAATACCCGCACATCGTCTTCACCAGCATGCCGTGCAAGGGTTTCAGCGGCCTGCTCAACGAGACCAAGAGCAAGACAGCCAAATACCAGGCCCTCAACCGCCTCACGCTGCGCGGCGTCTGGCTGGCGCTCGAAGCCTTCAAGGATGACCCGACCGAACTCTTCATTTTCGAAAACGTGCCCCGCATCGCCACTCGCGGCCGTCACCTGCTCGACCAGATTGTCGGCCTCCTGCAGGCCTACGGCTACGCCGTCGCCGAAACCACGCACGACTGTGGAGAACTCGGCGGCCTGGCCGAAAGCCGCAAGCGCTTCCTGCTCGTCGCCCGCCACATCGCCAAGGTGCCGCCCTTCCTCTACGAACCGGAAAAGAAGCGCCTGCAAGGCGTCGGAACCGTCCTCGGCCGCATGCCGCTGCCCGGCGACCCGGCCGCCGGCCCGATGCACCGCGTTCCGAATCTGCAATGGAAAACATGGGTCCGCCTCGCCTTCGTCGAAGCCGGCAGCGACTGGCGCAGCCTCAACAAGCTGGCGATCGAGAACGGCCATCTGCGCGATTTCCTGCTGGTACCGGAATTCCACCATGGATATCTCGGCGTCAATCGCTGGGATGAGCATATGGGTACCATCGCCGGCAGAACAGGGCCGAGCAACGGCAACTTCTCGATCGCGGATCCGCGCTACCCGGCCGGCGGCGAATACGGCCAGCTTGGCGTCCGTGCATGGGACGAACCGACCGGCGCCATCACCGGACAGCGCAGCCCGATTCAGGGCGGTTTTTCAGTCGCCGACCCGCGCCACTTCGGCACGGCCAAGCACAGCAACGAGTTCCGCATCGTTCCTTGGGATCAGCATGCCCAGACCATCACCAGCGCCCACGGCACTGGCCAGTGCGTCGCCGATCCGCGCCGAGAAGGCGAAGGCTTCGGTAAATACCTCGTCACCCCTTGGGATAGCCACGCCGGCGCCGTCATCTCCGGCAGCACCACCGGACAGGGCGCCTACGCCGTTGCCGACCCGCGCACCGGCCTCGATCGCGCCAAGGGCGACCACTACCTGACCGCCGGCCACTACGGCGTCACCCCATGGGACAGCCCGAGCGGCGCAGTATCAGCCGCCGCCGGCCACGACAACGGCCGCTGGTCCGTCGCCGATCCCCGCATGCCGGAACAGACCGACAAACTCGTCGCCCGCATCCGCGCCCTCGACGGCACCTGGCACCGCCCCTTCACCACCCTAGAACTCGCCGCCCTGCAAAGCCTCGTAGACCCCGAAGAACACCTCGAACTCGACGGCCTGAGCGACAGCGACTGGCGCGAACGCATCGGCAACGCCGTACCACCAGCCGCCGCCGAAGCCATCGCCGGCGTCATGGGCATCACGCTGCTGCTGGCATGGTCAGGCGAGACTTTCCTGCTGTCGTCCATGCCCATCTGGGTACGGCCGGTGGCGATGGCACTGAGCGTTGCGCAGGGGGAATGTCATGGCTGATTGGTTACCAGGATCGTTCTGCGACAACGTATCTCTGTGCACTACCGGTATGAATTACATCGAAGGCCTCGACTGGGAGCGCGAATTCATGATCGATGACTTGTATATCGGATCGATTGATGCGCCGGATTTTTCACCGGCAGGCTCATGCAAGCGTTACCTGGATTTCATGGGGCTATGCCTTGAGCAGTCAATCCTCAAGCGCAGGAGGTTGGTGCCATGATTGCCCTATCAATTCGCCAGCCCTGGGCCTGGCTCATCCTTCACGCCGGCAAGGACATCGAAAACCGCGACTGGAAAACCCCCTATCGCGGCCGCTGCCTGATCCATGCCTCGAAATCCGGTACCAAGCTGGACTACGAGGACGCCATCGACTTCATGGTCGAGCGTGGTCTTTCCCGTCTTGATTACGACCTTCCCGCACTGGAGCACGTCGAAAAAGGCGGCATCGTTGGCATGGTCGATATCGTCGGCTGCACAGACACCTCGGACTCCCCCTGGTTCGTCGGCGACTTCGGCTTCGTCATACGCAACCCAAAGCCCCTGCCCTTCACCCCCTACAAAGGCCGCCTCGGCTTTTTCAACGTACCGGAGATCAAGCCATGACTCACGGAATCTACCCAGACAGCCTTGCCGCCATGCTCAAGAAAAGAGCCGGCGAAAAATACCGTCCCAGCAACGGCACCGAAGGCGAGATATTCATCACCAGCTGGTGCGGCAAATGCCAGCGCGACAAAGCCATGCGCGAAGGCTTCGACATCGACGAGTGCGACGACAACGAGCGTTGCGACATCATCGCCAACACCTTTGCCTACGATGTCGAAGACCCGGAATACCCTATCGAATGGCAATACGACAAAGACGGCCAGCCCTGCTGCACCGCCTACGTCCCAGCCGGCGAGGTGCTCCCGCCACAGCGCTGCGAACACACTCAGGATATGTTCTCATGACCGCCCGCGACCTCTCACTGTTCGAAGCCGGCGCCCGTCTGCAAATGACGGAATCCATCGAACTGACTATCCAGAGCCTGCAAGCCTATGGAGCGGCTCACGATCATTGGGTAATTGCCTGGTCGGGTGGCAAGGACAGCACCGCCACGCTGACGCTGATCATATGGCTCATCACCTCCGGAAAAATCAAGGGCCCGAAGCGCCTAACCGTTCTCTATGCCGATACCCGGCAGGAACTTCCGCCGTTGGCTATCGCTGCCGAGGCGATCATGGACGAGCTGGCCGAGCGTGGCATTGAATTCAGAGTCGTTCGCGCTCCGCTCGATAAGCGCTTCCTGGTCTATATCCTTGGCCGTGGTGTTCCGCCGCCGAACAACAACACGCTGCGCTGGTGTACGCGGCAGATCAAGGTCGATCCGATGGCCGCCGCCATTGCCGAAACACTAGGCGATGGAACAGCACTGACCATCACCGGGGTACGCCAGGGCGAGAGCGCCATCCGCGACCGGCGTATCGAGATGAGCTGCGGCAAGGACGGCGCCGAGTGCGGCCAGGGTTGGTATCAGCAAGTTCTCCCCGAAGCCAAGAGCGTACGCGGACGTATTGCCACGCTGGCCCCGCTACTCCATTGGCGTGTCTGTCACATCTGGGAATGGTTGCGTCACTGGGCTCCCAAGGAAGAATTTGGCGGCTGGCCAACCGAGATGATTGCCGACGCCTATGGCGGCGATGAGGCCGAGGAAATAAACGCCCGTACTGGCTGTGTCGCGTGCCCGCTTGCGCAAGAAGAAAAGGCTCTCGAAAACATTCTTACGATGCCTCGATGGTCGCACCTGGCACCGCTGCGCGACCTAAAGCCTCTATATCGCTGGCTTCGCGAGCCATCCCAACGCCTTCGCAAGGCTGGCGTAGAACGATTGAAGAGTGGATCGATCGGAAAGAATCCCCAACGCATGGGTCCTTTAACGATTGAAGCCCGCCTTGAAGCGCTCGACAAGATTCTCGACATCCAGCAGAGCATCAATTCAGAGGACCAACGCGGTCAGCGCTTCGAGTTGATCAACACCGAAGAGGAAACCCGCATCCGCCAGCTTATAGCCGGAGAAACATGGCCTGATGGATGGGACGGAGACGAGCCACACGCTGACCAATGGCTACCGGTAACCATCTACGGCAATGGCGCCGAGCAGCATGATCTGTTTGGCCTAGAGGAAGCATGACCTCCTACGCATCCCAGAAAGGCCGCTCCGTTCCCCAGGCTCAGGCAGCGCCAGAAGCAGCCGAGCCGATAACTCCAGACCAGGAAGCCGCGATCGAGGCCAACAAGGAATTCATCCTCGAACACATGCCTGAAATGCTGCCAATTATCAGAAATATGCACGCCGAAGGCCTGATTTCAGGCTGGAGAAACGTCAAATCCTGCAAACTTATTAACGCAAATGACCATCAATAACGCCCGCCAGACGTCGATCATCGACACAAAACAGCTTATTTCCTACCTGAAACCGATCTCGGAAGGCCTGTATTACCGGGTTTTGACCAAGGACCCGCGCTGGCCGAAGCCGGTTGTCGGAGGCAATGGCGCCAAGGCGCTGCACAGCGTCGAAGCAATCGATCGGTATCTGGCCGAAGCGGCTCGCACCGGATTCCTGAAGCCGGATGGCAAGCCGGTCAACGACTCTGTTTAGCCGCCTCAAGCAGATCGGCCCACCATGCCAGCACCCGTTCCATTCCCCGCTCCGTTTTCGACCGCTGATAGTGCGCCGAGATCCCGGGCGGGGAATGATCGAGCACCCCTTCTATCCATGACGATGAAAACAACGGCCGATCATCGTCACCAATGGCGTCCTCGGCCATTGTCTTCAACGAACTGCGCCAGCCATGGGGAACGGCTACCCCGCGAAAGCCGAGGCGCTGGAAGGCCCCGGAAAATGCCTCCACGGTCAAATGATCGGCCTCGCCATGGCGCGGAACGAACAGATAGTCCGTGTCGTCAGGCAATCGCCTGATCAACTTGCCAACAGCCGCCGGCAAAACAAGCACCTGGTCATAGGGTTTTTTCTCCCAGCTGCTGATCTTCATGCGCCGGCGCGGAATCGTCCAGGTGACCCGGCCGTCGTCCATGAACAGGAACTCCTGACGCCGGGCGCCGGCCACCTCGCCGGAGCGCTGCACCGTATAGGCCTGCAACAGCAGCGCTACCCGCGTCGTCAGATACAGGCTGGAATTCTCGATCGCCTGCAGCAGCTTACCGATGCCGGAAATATCCGTGATGGCCGGTAGCTTGTTGAATGAAACCTTGTGCTCGATCGCCTTGAGTTCCGATTTCAGCAGTCGCGCCTGGTTGCTGCTCAATCCGGCCTTGCTCGTCACCGCCGCCAGCGTCTGGCCAATCAGCATCAACACCTTCGGCGCCAGCTTCGGCTGTTCCCGGCGCAGCTTTTCCAGCGCAGCGCGAATGTCGGCGGCGGTTATCCCAGTGACCGGCATCGACCATATCGACGTCGGTTCAATATGGTTGCTCATCCGTGCCGTCGCCTGGCTCAAGGTCTTCGGAGACCACTTTGAATTGGCAGCGGACGTCATCTGCTCACGGAAATACTCCCATGCCTCGGCGAACGTCATCGCGCTGGGCGACGATGAACCGGAATCGATTTTCACCGCATAGGCATCGGCGCGAATCTTGGTCAGCAGGTCCTGGCTGATCTCGCCGGAGATATGCGCGACCTTGATGTCCTGTCCCTTAACCCGCTGCCACGCCGTCAGCGTGCCATCCTTGTTCCGTATGAACGACAACGCCAGCCCATCGGATACCTTCCCCGGCGCCCGCTTGCGATTCAGTATCGCAGCCGACAGCTTGTACCCAGCCATTCCCCATTCCCCTCGATTTTTTGAAAATCAACCAACCGAGCCCCACTCCCCAGCGGTTCCCTTATTTGTATTGTAGTTAATTCACGACCGAAATAACAAAGGCCTGACAGGAAAATGAGACATCCCCATGCCAGGCCTTCATCTACAAAGAATCGCGCAGACGTTTCACCACCAATCCGCGACCAGAAAACGCTACCTAACTGCCATTCAGGCCCTTGATGGTAACGAAGGTTTGCATTTCTCCACGTCGGATCAGCAAGGTCACATTGCTACCTTTCTCGAACTGGGCGAGGAGCTTGTTGAACTGATCAACCGTCTTGATCTCCGTA